CGGTAGTGTTAATGCCTGTTGGCTTTATTTTTCAAATAATTGTGACATTATTTAGGTCAATCGACCTTTATTTATTTCACATAGCAAAGTCAATCGACCAGCATGGTAATTTGGTTTGTGCTGAATTATTTAACCTGACTTTGATAAAAAAGAAGGGTTATAAGTTTGGGGACATGGATAAGACGATTAGTTACGCTTTGGGAAGAAATGCCGAAACGAAAACTTTAACGTATTTAGGTAAGAAGGTTTGTAATTTATTGGATATTATAGAAAAAGATCACGTAAAAAAAGCAGTTGAATATGAGCGCAAAAATTGAGCCGTTAATGATGTCCTTATTGAGTATTATGGCGTTTGTAACGCAAAATGATGTAGTGTTTATTTTTACAATAACAGGTTATTCGGTTTGGATTTTAAGAAATTTACCTGCAGCAATTAAAGTAGTTAAATCAATTAAAAAAAAGTGATATGCCAGAATGGTTAAAAAGACTGACGAAGACTGATATTCGCAATACAATAGCTTTAACTATTGTATATGGTATCTTTACAGCATTATTCCTTTTAATATATAAACCTATACCTAAAGAAAACCATGATACGGTAAATCAAATGATAGGTTTTTTAACAGGTTCTGCTTTGGGAGGTATTATGGGATTTCACTTTTCTTCAAGTAAACCAGATAAGAAAAATGACTCCGAAGGATAAAGAGATGCACTTTTGGGCGGGCGTAACAGTTAGCTTTTTTACGCTTATCCTTTTCAAAGCAGTTGAGGCTCCTTATTGTCCTTTGTGGGTTGCGGTTTTTACCATTGCCGCTGCATTAGGTAAGGAGGTCAAAGATTTAATGGACTACGGCAAATTCGACTACCGTGACGCTGTTTATACCATTGCGGGCGGGGTATTGGCTTTTGTACTCTCATTCTTTTAATATGGGCAAATATTTAGTTTTTTTACTCTTATTGACATCATGCGCAAATCCTAAAAAGTTACATCGCATGATGGATAAGCTGCCGGAGGCAGCGGCTAAGGAGTGCGCCGAAAGGTATCCAATAAAGGAAACTATTGACACCGTTAAATATGAAGATACCGAGCTTCTGAGAGCTTATGAAGATGAATTTAGATATATGTCTGAAATGATTGACAGCCTACTATCTGCAAACTGCGATACGGTTGTAATTGATAGAATTAAAGAGGTTATTCGGAAAATTCCCGATAAACCACAGATAAAATACATTATTAAGACGCAGGAAAACACCGCAAAGTTGCAAGTCCTGCAAAATGATTGTGATAAAAAGGTTGCTGAGTTGACGCAAATAAGTACGAAAAATGCAACAGAATTACAAATTATCAAAGGAAAAAATGATAAACTGCAAACGCGCAATATTTGGCTTTGGCTTATAATTATTTTGCTTACTATTTTTTCATTACGTAATCTATTCAAATAATGCACAGAGGCATTGCAATAATCAGAAAATATGAGGGTTTAAAACTTCGCGCTTATATCTGCCCTGCGGGGTTGAACACAATCGGGTACGGAGCTACTTTTTTTGAGAATGGCACAAAAGTCCAACCTAATGACGTTATAACAATGGATCGTGCCGATAAGCTGCTTCACTTTCAAGTAAAGTTATTTGCTGACGAAGTGAAGCGCGTAGTAAAGTCAAAGATTAACGAAAACCAACTTGGGGCGCTTGTATCGTTTTGTTTTAATGTAGGTGGAGCAGCATTTAGCCGCTCAACCTTAGCACGCAAAGCCAACGCCAACCCTAATGATCCTACCATACGCGCGGAGTTCATGCGATGGACGCGCGGCGGAGGTAAGGTATTGCCCGGACTTGTAAAGCGTAGGGAAGAAGAAGCTAATCTTTATTATGCAGCAGTCATTTAAAGTAAATACAGCTAAGGAGTACAGGCTAAAATATGGCATGGATATGCCAACGCTAACGCTTGCTAAATTAATGTATAAAGAGAATAAAGAGCTTTTTAAATCTGCCGATGATGCTCGCACTACCTTAAGATATAACGAAGGAAAGCAGGGCAATCATAGTAGAAAGCACGCAAAAGATAAAAGTTTATTTATGAATGAAGAGCGCCCTAAAAACCCGTGGAAATTACCTGAATCCGATGAAACGAAATATGAGCCTTTTATTATCAAAGCCAAAAAATTAGCCGTTCTAAGTGATATACACATTCCTTTCCATTCTGTTGCTGCTTTGTCTGCCGGGCTTGATTTCATACAAGCTGAAAAGCCAACGGCGATACTTTTAAATGGAGATACGATAGATTTTTACGCTCTGAGCCGCTTCCAAAAAGACCCCCGCAAAAGATCGGTGGCGCATGAATTACAGGCAACAAGGGATTTTTTGGATATCCTTAGCCAATTCGGAGCGAAGATTTATTTTAAGATAGGCAACCATGAAGAGCGATATGAACACTATTTAATGAGAGTAGCTCCTGAGCTGCTTGGGGTGCGCGAATTTGAGCTAAAACATTTATTAGGATTAGATGCACGCGGCATTGATTTAATCAGCGATAAGCGCATTATAAAGGCTAACGATCTTAATATCGTTCACGGGCACGAGTTCGGACAATCTATCTTCAGCCCTGTAAACATTGCAAGGGGGTTGTTTTTGAGGGGGAAGGTTACAGCCATGCAAGGTCATAACCACGCGGTTTCAGAGCACACCGAAAGCAATATGAACGGAGAAATCACTACAACGTGGAGCCTCGGATGCCTTTGCGAATTAAACCCCGCTTACCTACCGATTAACAAATGGGCGCACGGCTTCGCAATAGTTGATCTGAATGATAACGGTAAAGACTTTCACGTGCGCAATTACCGAATCCATAAAGGCAAAATTCTTTAATATGGATAACGAAAAGAATGATCAACCTGAATACGACCTTACACTCGTTATAGAATGCGCCCTGACGGTTATTACAACCACAGAAGAAGCCGGGACAAATAATTACGATGAAGAACAAGAAGATCAAATAAAAGCCCGCAAAAACGCCTACAATACAATTAACATAGCACTCAGGAAGTTGCAGAAGATAATCCGAGAAACTTCTGAGCGTTGATAATAACCCTCTTCTTTTGATAAAACGGCGGGTAAACGCATTCAACCTTGCTGCGATCCCTTAGCGCAATAACAGAGGTATGATCGCATTTAAGAAAGCGCGCTATTTCCGTTAAAGTTATGTATCTATAATTCAATAACACGTGGCGAATAAAATGCACCTTTGCTCTGATCTTTTCATAATGCCTCCCGCGCTTTGCCTGTTCCGGGTCTATTTGATGAATTTTGCAGACCCTTAACCATTCTTTTTGCAGGTCGGGTTTTTCTTCCAGTCTGTTTTCTACAATGATCTCCTTTTGTACTACGGTACGCGTTCTGTTGATTACGGATTCAATCTTATATAGTAAAGGTTGCGGCACCCGATCCATGAAGATCTCGAGATTTTCCTTTATTATTTTTACGGCTTGTTCGGTTGTCATATAATTTTTATAAGTTTTCCATCATTATCATGCAGATAAGTTACTTTTAATTGATCTTCAAAATATAGGCGTGCAATCTCAAACATCTTTTGCACGTCCATAAGGTTTGCAAATGTCGCAAATTCGTTGAATGATAAAATACGCCCTTTATTTGCTTTGATGCGATAATATTCATAAATGATACGCAAATGGTTTGTTTGCACCCATTCAATAAAATCTGATTTACTTATCATTTTCTCGTAATTTCTTCTTTTATTACGATGTACAATGATGTTGCAAGGATGCAAATAATAGCTATAAGGTTTACAATGATAAATTCTTTCATAACGTTTTTATGATTAAATAATTAAATCCTTTTCTGATGTCATTACGTGTACAGCAAAGCCCTGTTTTATCAATTCCGCGTGCCTGTATTTCTGCAGCTCCGTTGGCTCCCGTCCCGGCTGCTTAACTTCTATAAAAATGGTTTTGCCGTTCTTCAGGCACATGAGATCTGGGATACCGTTGCAGTTGGTTTGGATAAGTTTAACGACCATCCACCCCGCCCGCTCAAAGCGTGCCTTTATATTGGCTTGTATTTTGCTCTCCATACTAAAAACTATCTGCTATCAGTCCGAGAATAACTACGATCGCTACAAATATGTAAGCGTACTTTTCCGGGAGGTCTGTTGTTTTTTGTTGCATGGCTGTGGGGTTTAAAAGGGGGCATTGCCCCCGGTGGTTAATTAATACATTTTTGTTCTTGCTTCTTTGCTATTTGCAGCTACTTTTTGAAGATCTTTAAAGTTATGAGGAAATAGGTCTAAAGCTGCTTTTCTGCTAATATTGAACCAAAAACAAGCGAAATCCATATAAGTATTAAACTTATACTCATTATTAAATCTGTCTGTAAAAAGATTGTAAATTTTGTTTGTTGTTGTCATGGCTTTTTGTTTTGTTTTGTTACACAAAGATAATACTTTTAAACAAAGTGCAAAACTTTTTTTAATATTTTTTTGAAATTATTTTTAGACATTATTTAGACCATTTTAGACATTTTTAGACATTTTTTAGACCATTTCGGTGACGTTACCAATATGGTTGCAGCCGCTGCGGGATTCGAACCCGCACCCCCCTAATTTAATAAGGTTGCTACCCTTGCCGGTATTCATTCCCGGTTACACCAAGCGGCCGACCGAAGCTAAGACGGGACTCGAACCCGTAACCTCCCGCAACAATGCAGGGCTCTTCCATTTATAGCTACTTAGCTTGCCATAAGACACTATCTACTCAATCCCGTAATCATTCTTAAAATAGCTCAAAGTATAATCTTTTTTATCCTTGACCGCCTTGTAAATCTTTTCCTCAATGCCGCCCTCCGCAAATAGCCAATACACCTTTGATGCATCCTCACGATCTTTATTTTGCATCCTTGCCCGTGCCTGCCAGTAACTTACCGCGCTAAAGTCGATATTGAGCATTATAAGCGCATCCGCTGTACTTAGGTTAATGCCTTCCCTGCCAGATTGAATCTGGGAAAGGAACCACTTAGAATCGCTCTTAGCGAACTCCTGCGGGTCGGTCGTAAATTTATCATAGCCGAATGTAAGATAAAGCATGATTTCCTCAGCTTTGTACTTATAGAAAATGGCTATCTTTTTATCCTTAAAATTATCCTTAATCCAATACGCCTTTGAGCGGTCAAAGATTAACCCCTCTTCGTTTTCATCAATCACGCTACCTGAATAAATCTGGTGCAGCTTACTTAGGAGCTTCGCCCCCGTATCCGCCAAAACTACATTGCCATCCTTCCCGGTGTATATCCTATCCCGTTTCAACCGATCCGCTAAAAAGTACGTGGATGGCTCCATTTTGATTGATACGGTTAATTCCTCAACCTCCGCTCTGAACCCCGCCTCCTGCTGGGTGAAAGGGATAATTAAATGATCTGTCATTTGTTTGATTTTTGTTTGGTTTGCGTTTGAGTAGTCGTTCACTGCTAATCCTGAATAGTATCTTTTACCAATATAAACATAATCCTTTGCCCATTTGTAAAAGTTCACATAATCTTTGAACGGACTAAATGAGCTAATGTAAAACTGGTGAAATATCTGGGAGTAGCTTTCAGGCGTAGGCGTGCCGCTTAAATAGATAATCGGCTTCCCCTTGCATAATTCCTTCAGCTTTTTAACCCTTTGCGCTGGCTTAGGATACTGACCCAACCCGTGCGCTTCATCACAAATCACAATATCAAAAGGCTGCTCGATCTTATGAATATTCTCATAATTCGTTACAAGAATATCCGCCTTCAATCCTAACTGCTTATGATCATCTAATATGCCGCTTATTACTTTTTTCTTAGTCAGGAATAGAATAACCTCCACCCCCACCTTTTCAGCGGTTAATAAAGCCGTGACGGTCTTACCCGTGCGAACCTGCATCGCTAAGTACACTAAGCC